CTTAACAGTGACAATAACACAATTCAAGCGAACGCTTGGTCGTGCGTATTCTCGACTGCTAAGCTCCTATGCGTCTCTTGGTGCCATGCTCAAGGTAAAACTTGGGCGACCGGCAATTCCACACATCCTCGGATGTGTGGCATTGCTGGGACGGAGAGTTAACCTTTCAGTAGTCAAAGTAGTTATCACTACGTTGAAAACCTACCATCTGTTGTATAAGTCAGGGGGGCTCAAGTTTCTGGTAATCTACCTGAAAGCTTGTTCCTCAATGCTTCAACAGTTTGCTGGTGGACAACGCCTGTACGATCTTACGCCTTTCGGGGCTAGGGTCGGTCGAACGCATGGTGGATGTCCTTCTATTATTCCAGCTCTTCATCGAGCTCGTATTCGTCAGGGAGAGATTTGGGCGATAAGATTCTGGGCTACTCTATTCGGCTTATACCGAGTCTTAGAGTTCCCTGGGAAATTAAAGATCAATTCAATCACTGACGGAACACGGATGGACCCTACCTTAGGGTACGAATTTAGTCAATTCGTACTCACTCACCTGGTCAAAGTGTTGAAGACTAAGTTCCAAAAAGAAGGAACAGTAACTGATGCACTTTGGTCGGAGGAGGGGGAGGGTCCATTGGAGTACATGAAGTCACTCCGAGCCAACCCATTCGTAATCTCTAAGTCTGGACCTTCGGTGCGAGGGTATAATGCTCCCGTAGGGGCGCAAAGTACCTCACCCGCATCGGTGCTAAGTTCAGCATACACTTGGTTACACAGTCCGCTTTATCCAGTTCTAACGAATTGGTGTAAGATGACTGGTAACATTTGGGTGCTGAACCGCATAGAATCTTGGGCCAAGGAGTTGTGGGTGTGGGAGGATTCCCTTCCCCTCTCATCGAACGGACCTTCGTGTCCATTCGAAGCAACTAATTGGCTTGGGAAACTTGGGTTCAAACCTGAGCCGGCTGGGAAGATCAGAGTATTTGCTATGGTCGATCCATGGACACAATGGATAATGAACGCACTCCACAAGGGTGTGTTCGGACTCCTGGAGCAAATTCCACAAGATGGAACTTTCGATCAGGAGCGTCCGATTCGTAATTTGAGGAAATGGCAAGAGACGAACCGCAACCCTTGCGGCCGCCTCCCACCAGTGTACTCATTTGACTTATCGTCCGCCACCGATCGGATACCATTGATCTTGCAAAAGATCCTCCTAAGCCCATTCCTAACGGCATGGGGGGCGGAGTTGTGGGGCTGCCTCATGGTTGGTCGTAAGTATCATACTTCTAAACGGGTCTCTTTCGGCAAGAACCAGCCTAAACAACTGGTTTCCGAACTAGGTTACGTAGAGTATGCTACTGGGCAACCCATGGGTGCTCTGTCGTCATGGGCGATGCTAGCATTTATACATCATGCGATCGTTCAATGGGCTGCTCTTAGAGCAGGCGTGATAACTATTGGTAAAGGTTGGTACGAGGGCTATGCCATCTTGGGAGATGACGTGGTGATAGCTCGTAGCAGTGTTGCCAAGGAGTACTTAGCACTGATGAAACGTGCTGATGTCGCGATCGGGGCTCACAAGAGCCTCGAGTCGCGTAACGGTTCTGTCTTTGAATTTGCAAAGCGAACTTTCCTCAATGGAGAGAACGTTAGCATGGTACCTTTTAATGAGTTCGTAGTCGGTCGGCAATCTCTTGCTGGCCTTCTTGAGCTCATCAGAAGGTATTCCTTAACCTTAGGTCAGACGTTGTCTGTCTTAGGCTACGGATACAAAGCCAAAGCGAACGCATCAAAACGTTTATTTTCAATGCCTAAGAGGCTCCGTAACTACATTGTTACGTTCTACGGTCCCGCCGGGCCGGCCTATGCTGGACTTAAAGGGTGGCTGACTATGAAGTCGGCTACTTCCTTATATGGAACAGCGATGGACCGGGTTCAAGGTCTCGTTGCACAGTTCTTCGAGAGCGAGCGGAAGCTTGCCCTTGAAACCCTTGAGAAATGGCTTCCTCTGATTGAGGTCGCCAAGACGCTTGGGACAGTGTACCGAGATCGAGAACATTATGGCACGGTAGCTAGGGGGCCTGATCGTAGTCCGCAGCATGGAGGTATAGAGTCTTCTACTCCGAAAGAAGTAGTTGACTCTCTCAATGAGACGGTCTACAGGACGGCTTTCCTAGATACGGTCATAACCTTTCGGGACCTCCGTACTAAACTAGAAGAACTTCAAGTTCCATCTCTTGACTGGGATGGACTTGAAGCCCTTTGGTCGGAGATTCGAGCGATCGAAACTGACCTTGGGGCGTTACCGGTGCCTAAGAACCTACAGACTCGGTCGGGAGATAGCGAAAGCCGTCTCTCTTCTGAGTCGAAAGTTCTGAAGCGTTGGTACCGTCATTCTAGCACCTTTAGGGCTACTGTTGACCCATCTGGGCCTAAGGGGAAAGAGGGCAACTAGGGATTCATCACCCTGATGTTGCGGTTAGTATCTTGAGATCGGCCCTGAAGGGGGAGATCACAACAGGAGTTGGAATAGACCACCTAGTGATTTCTCACCGAAGTAGGATAACCAACTCGCCATCTGATAAGAAACAGATGGAAGAGACGCCGAATCGAGATTCTGCACGTCGCTCTCTATCATGAGCTCGGCCCTGAAGGGTTGTCGATTACAAGAAGGACTTAAGAGTCCAGTCTTCGACATCCTGAAGTAGGATACCCAAGTCGCTCGGTAGAACGAGAAGAGACGCCGAATCGGTTTAATCCCGAATAGCTCGGCGTGCAGTTTCATCGAATACTACCAGCGGTACCTTGAGATCGGCCTTGAAGGATATCAAGAAACAGGAGTTTAAATGGACCACCTATCTTGGTATCTGAAGTAAGATAACCAAGTCGCCTAACGAAAGTTAGGAAGAGACGCCGAACCGGACCCCGTCCGGATACCGCATACTCTCTCTCCAAAGGGTGGAGACTTTGGTCCCTAAATCAAAGTATCAGGATAGGCGGGATGAACTTGGTAACAAGGAAATCCTAAGGCTGAGATCTCCAATAGGGGATTGGAATCTCTTCTGATAGTGCCTAGACTGGAGGTAGAAATACCTTCCATTCTAACCCAGAGGTTTCTCCGTCAAACTAGGACCAGGGTTAACAACCTGATATCCTAGTCAACATTATTGAAACGCATCTGAGCGTAGCACGGGTCAGAAGAAACTGGCCTCCTGTACAAGCAGGAGGTCAGGGGGGCTGATCCGTGGGGCCCTGAACCGGTG